GAAGATACTGTTAAAGAAGGTGCTAGTGATGCAGCAGAAGTTGTACGTGATACAGGAAGAGCAATTGAAGAAGGGTATGACGTCGCAGAAGACTTTGTAAAAGAAGAAGTAGCTCCTGTGATACGTGACACTGGTCGTGACATTAGAGAGGCTGTAGCACCTGTTACAGAGGCTGTACGTAACACTGGTAGAGCAATTGAAGAGGGCTATGGAGTCGCTGAAGACTTTGTCAAGGAAGAGGTAGCACCTGCAATAAACGCAACTGGTAGAGCTATAAGAGAGGCTATTCCGGATGTTAACTTACCAGACGTAGATGTTGATTTACCAGATGTTGATTTAGACATCCCTTTGAGTGTTTCAGCTGACCCTGAAATAACAAAAGAACGTAGGGGCTTTTACTACGATGATAGTGACTTAGTTAGAAATCCTTTCTTAAATAACCAACAACAAAGAATCAGAAGTTTAACTGATATGATTGCTTTTGAGAAAGAGCAAAAAGACAGACGAGCTAAGATATCAGCTGATGAAGAAAAGCGCAAGTTACGATATAAAAGTGTCTATGGGGTTAATCCTAACATAAAAGTAGAATATACTGGTTAAAAACACTTGACATTTAAACAAAAACATGCTATAATATTACTATATAGTAAGGAATAAACAGATGACATATTTACAGTTGGTTAACAGCGTACTTCGTAAGTTAAGAGAAGATGAAGTAACAACCGTTAACGAAAACGATTATAGTAAACTTGTTGGTGATTTTGTTAATGACGCTGTAAAGTTCGTTGAAGCCTCTTGGGATTGGTCTTCATTACGAACAGCCATTGACATAACAACTGTTAACAATACTAAGACATATTCATTAACTGACTTCGGTATACGTGGTGAATTAATGTCTTTGTACAACGTTACAGAAAAACAAGAGATACGACAACGTACAAAAGCTTACATTAAAGATAAGCACTACAAAGACCCTGATAACACTACAGGCAAACCACGTTACTTTGCATTCGACGGAACAGACGCTAACAACGATACACAAGTTACATTCTATCCTACACCTGATGATACGTATGTGTTAGAAGCTAATGTTGTGTTACGTGATACAGACTTAACAGGCGATTCAGACAATACAAAGCTACCGACACAGCCGATTGTTCAACTAGCGTTTGCTTACGCTTTACGTGAACGTGGCGAAACAGGTGGTCAGAATGCAATGGAACAGACCGTTATAGCCAATCAAGACTTAGCCAATGCTATTGCTTTAGATGCAGGTAATAATGGCGGTGAGCTTGTATTTGACGTACTTTAGGAGATACAAATGGCAAAGCCACTACAAAGTATAGTTATACAAGCACCGGGCTTTTACGGCTTAAATACACAGGACAGCCCAACAGGTCTTACTGAACAGTTTGCTCTAACGGCTGAGAATTGTGTTATTGATAGATTTGGTCGAATAGGTGCTAGAAAGGGCTATGAATTCATAAACACAACAACTGATGCGGTTGTCAGTATGCACGAGCATATTAATGATGACAGCTCTTCAGAGTTGCTTAGCGCAACAGCCTCAGCAATCTATACAGGTGAAGACACACTCACTGACATAACACCTACAGGCTATACAGTTAGTGATGGTAATTTCAATTACGCTACGTTAAACAACATTACATACATATTCAGAAATGGTACAGACCCTTTGTATTATGATGGAACAACATGTGATTTAGTTAGTAATCATCCTAGCTATGCAGGCACTGTGCCACGAGGTAACATACCTCTAGCAGCCTTTGGTAGGTTGTGGGTAGCCGAAGGAACAGTTGTTTACTTTTCAGACTTGTTAATCGGTACAGCTTGGAATACAGGCTCATCAGGTAGTATAGATGTTAGTAAGGTGTGGTCAGGTGGTAGTGATGTTATTACTGGCTTAGCCTCACACAACAACTTCTTATTCATTTTTGGTAAGCGTCAGATAATTGTTTACGGAGGTGCTTCAGACCCTGCAACAATGGCGTTATCCGACACAATAGTTGGCATAGGCTGTTTAGAACACAGAACAATACAAAACACAGGTAATGATTTAGTATTCCTATCAGAAACAGGTGTTCGCTCAATTAACCGTACAATACAAGAAAAGTCAGCACCTATTGGTGATATGTCTAAGAACGTACGTAATGAGTTGGGCAGTTACTTAACAGCAGGCTATAGCTACGGAAGCGTATATTCACCTGATGAAGCTTTTTACTTATTAAACATTCGTGGAGCAGGTGTTGTTTATGTATTTGATATGCGTGGCAACTTAGAAGACGGTTCAAGTCGTGTAACACGTTGGAACGCTATTAACCCGTTATGCTTACTATACAGGACTGTAGAGAATGATGTACTGTTAGGTAAGGAAACAGGCGTTGCCAAGTACACTGGACATTTAGATGGTGTAGAAATAGGTGGATTGGGTGGTAGTAGTTATCAGATGTCCTACTTCACAAACTATTTAGACTTTGGAGCACCTTCTAACTTGAAGATGCTTAAAAACTTAAAGATAACATTCATTGGCGGTAGTGACACAGAAGTAACATTAAACTACGGCTACGATTATGACTTCGCTTATAAGAAACGAGCGTTTGTATTACCGGAACAGAACATTGCTGAATTTGGAATTGCAGAGTTTGGAGTGGGTGAATACAATCAAGGGATACTGGTTAACAGACCAAGTGTTAACGCTTCATCAGCCGGTGCAGTTGTACAGCTAGGTGTCGAAGTTAACATTGAAGGTAGTCCAATTTCTGTTCAACGAATAACAGCACAATCCGTATTAGGAAGGGTAGTATAATGGCTAATTACACTAAAACAACAAACTTCACAGCAAAAGATGCACTAACCTCTGGCGACCCTGCTAAGGTGATTAAGGGTGCTGAGTTTGACGTAGAGTTTAACAACTTATCAACAGCAGTTAACAGCAAAGCTAACACAAACAACGCTGTATTAACAGGTACAACGACAGCCGTTTCGGTAACTGTCTCTGGTACATTAGAAGCAGGTACTATTGACGGGGGTAGTTATTAATGTCGATATTTGATGATATTAACAAGTTTTTAGACAGTACTGCCGATATAGGCTCTACAGGCACAGCATCCTCTGGTAATTGGCTTACAGGCTTATTAGGCGGTGTGGGTGATTACTTATCAGATAACGCAGGGGGAATAGCAGCAGGCGCAACAGGCTTGGCAGCTACGAATGCCGCTATCAATCAAGGTAAAGGCGACTTACAAGCTATACAGAACGATTTAATGGCACGTTCAGGTGTTACAGGTGAACAGTCGTTAGCAAGTCAGATTGCAGATGGTACAACATTTAAACCATTCACTGTTACTTCTGGTGCAGGGACGGGTACGTTTGGTGACAAAGGGCTAACAATCTCACAAGACCCTAACCAACTAGCTCTACAGCAACAAGCTGCAGGTATGATGAGTGGTGTAGGTCAAGGCGTCTATGGCTTAGGCAATACAGGTGCTAACGCATTCCAACAGGCTCAACAGGCTATGAATGCTCGTAGCGGTATGGGTACTCAGCGTCTAGGTAGCCTGTACACTTCAGCAGGACAGCAACAAATAGCGGATGCACAATCACCTGCAGAGTTACAACGCTTACAAACAGCAATGACACAACAGGGCTTAACAGCTTCTGGACAGCCTTCTGCAGGCTTATTAGGCTTACAAGGTCTGACAGGTCAAGCAAACTTCGCAGGCAGCGGAGCAGACGTTACAGGCGCATTTAGCGGTATACAAGTACCGGGTGTTTCTGACGTTGCAGGCGGTATAGGCGCACAAGCTACACAGAACATGAACTTTGGTGCACAAGCGCCTAATGTTGCAGGGATGTTTAGTGGTATTAGTGGTAGTCCTTTCCAAACAGGTGCTGCACAGGCTGTACAGAATCAAGCAATGGGTGGTATTAACGCAGCAGGTCAATATGCTAATGTGGGTGGTGCTTTTGCAGGGGTTAACGCTCCTAATGTACGTACAGGCGCAGGTAGCTTAGCAGGACAAGCTCTAGGTCAAGCTAACTTAGGCGCACAGGCACAAGACGTGTCAGGCGCTTACAGTGGTATTACAGCACCTAATGTATCAACTGCTTTAGGTGGTTTAGCTTCACAGGCTCTTGGTCAAGCTAATCTAGGCGCTGCAGGTCAAGACGTTAGCGGTATGTTATCAGGTGTTGCACCATCACAGTTTAGTGGTAATGCCGGACAGTTAGCAAGTCAAGCACTTGGTCAAGCTGATTTAGGTGCACAGGCTCAGAACGTACAAGGTNCATTTGCAGGTATTGATGCTCCGTCAACACGCACAGGTGCAGGTGAATTTAGCCAAGGGTTATTAGCACAAGCGCAACAGGCTTTACAAGGTGATACACCAACAGCAGAAGGTTTATTTGAACAGATTCGAGCTACACAGACACCGGAAGAAGAACGTCAACGTATTGCATTAGAGAATCGTTTAGCCGCTCAAGGTCGTTTAGGTGTTAACACAGCGGCTTATGGTGGTACACCTGAACAGCTCGCTATGGAGAAAGCACAAGCAGAAGCTCGTAACGCTGCTTCACTACAAGCTATCGGCATGGCTGACCAGTTGGCTACATCACAACAAGCAAGAGCTGCAGAGCTTGGTCAGATGGGCTTATCTGGTGAACAGATTCAAGCACAACTTGACAGTGAAGGTTTTGGTCAACAAATGCAACTTGGTCAGGCTAGACTGTCTGAAGCAACAACACAAGAATCATTACAATCAAGTGTTCAGCAACGTCAAGCACAGCTTGCTCAGTTAGGCTTATCAGCCGACCAAATACAGAATCAATTAGCTTCTGAAGGGTTTGGTCAGCAGTTACAAATGGCACAGGCAGGTATGCAGTCTGCACAGCTACAGAGTCAATTAGACAATGAAGCTATGAGTAGACAAACACAACTTGCTCAGTTAGGCATGTCAGCAGAACAAATCCAACAGCAAATGTTGTCGGAAGGTTTCAGTCAAGAAATGGCATTAGCGGCAGGTCAGTTACAGACTGCACAAACTCAAGAGGCTTTACAGTCAAGTGTCACACAGCGTCAGAATCAGTTAGCTCAATTAGGTTTGAGTGCAGAGCAGATTCAAGCGCAGATGGACGCAGAAGGGTTTGGACAGGCTATGCAGCTTGGACAAGCGGATTTACAGACTGCACAGCTACAGAGTCAGTTACAGTCTGAAGCGCAAGGCAGAGCTAATGAATTAAGACAAATGGGTATGAGTGCTGAACAAGTACAAAACCAATTGTTATCAGAAGGCTTTAGTCAGGACATGGCTCTTGCAGGTGCTAACTTACAAGCTCAACAAGCTCAATCAGCGTTACAGTCTGAGATGCAAAACAGACAAGCGCAATTAGCTCAACTTGGTTTAAGTGCTGAACAGATACAGGCTCAGTTAGAGAGTGAAGGGTTTAGTCGTGAGATGCAATTAGGACAAGCTAACATTGGTGCTCAACAGGCTCAATCAGCGCTTGACACAGAGTCACAGGCACGTGCTTCACAGCTTGCACAGCTTGGTATGTCTGCTGAACAGATTGCTTCACAGCTACAGTCTGAAGGTTTGTCACGTCAACAGTCGTCTGCACAGTTGGCTGCACAGATTGCACAGACCGGTGCAGGTATTAGCGCACAGCAACAACAGCTTGGTCAAGGTATGCTTGGTTTAGGTATGCAAGCTCA